GACTGTTACCTTTCAAAAAATACCTGCCATGTCTGATATTGCTGATGCAAATTTTCCAGGGGGAGGTAATATGGTAATATCCGGTTCAAGAGAATCTATGAATGCGGAAGTGGCGGCTATGCGAAATCGTTCTTCTGAGATATTAGGAAGTGTCGAGCATCATAAGTCTGTGATGGAATCATGTGATAAAATGCTCCAGGTACTTAATCCCGAATTTGCAGAAAGACAGAAGCAGGAAGCGGAGAACAAAGCGCTTCGGCAAGAACTTAGCGAATTGAAAGCTATGATGGCTGATTTCTTTAAGTCCTCTGAGAAGGCTGCAAGTAGTAACAATTCTAAAAAACAATAAGTATGATGATGATTGAAATTTCCGAAAGCAAGGTCGAGAAAATGTCCGACTACGCTGAAAAGATGCTTCGCTACGGTGGTAAGCTCATGCAATGCATAGAAGAGCTTTCCGAGGGTGAGGGCATGGGTGAACGCTGGGATGAAGATCGTAGATATGATGACGATCGCTATTTTGACGAAGAAACCATGGGTGAACGCGGTGGTTATGGCCGAGGTGGTAATTCTAATCGTGGTGGTATGGGTGAAAGACGTGGTGTACGGGGTACCGGACGCTATTCACGCTATCGCTAATGTTTAATTAGGGAGTAGTTTATCTGCTCCCTATAACCTTATTAAGTCATGAAAAGAGAACCTCTGGATATAAGAGATAGAAGACCGGAAGAAATGGAAGTATATCTTTCGCATTTTGGATGGCATTTCAACAAGAAAATGTGTGAATTTGCTGTTTCTTTAATGGAATGGAAGGGTCAGAACGGAGAAAAAGAAAAACTGCCTGCGATGTCTAAGGACGAGGTGGACGCACTGTTAACTAAATACGGTGTAACTCTTAAAAATAAGATCGGTTATGACTACGTATATGTAGCTAATATGTGCAAAGCCAATTTTCTTAAATCATCTGTTCCGAACGAACAGTATCAAGCATTGTATGTAAAAGACACGATTGATGATCCTGACGCACCTGATGGAACAACGATGCGAAGATGGTATGTTACAATGATTGCGGCTGGAATACCTATAGAGTGGGACGAAATGCTTTGATAAATGATAAGGCAACGGTTTATACTATCCAAATATGACTGGAACTGCATGGTGTATTACGCAGTAGATACGTATTACACGGAAGAAATATTGGATTATATGCACTCTATCGGCTGCGACGGTAATATGCTCCGTACTGCGTACGATAACATAAACTCCGGCAACCTGAATACCGGAGTTACTTACTCTAACTTCGGTACCCGGGAAACAGTAATGGTCATTGCTCTCACTTCTTCACCAAAGGAGTTTGCTAAATCATGGAGGCACGAATGTGGACACATGGCCACCCATATATGTCAGGCTCTCGGCATAGATCCGTACGGTGAGGAAATACAGTATATCGGTGATGATATTGTTGAAAAGACGTGGGAATATGCAAAGTCATTATTATGTGAGTGTGATTGCTGTAAAAACAAGGTCAAACATTTAATACGTTAATTCATGAAAAATAAAGAAATTAAGAAAGCATTGAAGAGCGATACTCCTATTAATAGTATGTATGCTCTTATTCCAGGTGACAGGATGCGCTCTTTCAAAAAGTTTGCTGCCCGTTTTGGCTTTACTGAAGAACGGATAAAATCAGTTCTTGACAATGAAAAACGATAAGCTGGACATATTGTTGGAACAAGTCGAGGATCGGTACCATTCCGATTTTTGTAGACTTCTGTTGGTTATGTTATGGAACGCATAGAAAGGTGGTTATATTGGTTGATTCCTCTTGCGATTATTGTAAGGGTTGTATCTCTATGTTTGTCTCTGGTTATGTAACTGGGGATTTTTTATATTTTGAGTCACTAAGTATAAAATTGCTTTTCGTAGCAGGTAAATTCGTGTTTGATTTATCCGATTAGGTGTAAAAAGGCGGCTTTTTAGGCTGCCTTTATGTTTTCATCAACATTATATCCGCTTTCATCTCGATATACTCTTTATATTTGCTTGGATTGTTAATATAATCAATAACCCTATTTATTGCTATTTCTGCTTGTTTAAACCTGGTTTTTGTATAATATCTAACGACACCTCTTCCTTTGTCTGAATGAGCTAAACAGTAATCTATTATACTGTCCGGTATTCCAAGATCAAAAGCGTATTGAGCAAACGACTTTCTGGCAGAATAAAAGACTACCTTTTCCTTTATTCCTAGATCCTTTGCTAATGCAGCAAGAGAACGGCATGTGTACCTTGAAAAATTGTGATATGAAAATTTATATCCAAAATCCAGTTTTCTTGTCTTTTTATCTATCCATCTATCTATTATTATCTTTGCTGGTTCTGTGATTGGAAGCAGACAATGTTGTTCGGTTTCTGTTTTGAGTCTTGTTTTAATTCTGACATAATCCACTTTGTCATTAATAAAACGAGTATTCATTATATCTATCAAGTTCATTCCCCCAAGATAGAAAGAAAGCATAAATACATCTCTTGCTACAATGTATTTTTTCTCTTTGGGGGTACTTTCCCTTATCATGTTAAGACTTTCCAAAGAAATATCAACTTCTCGAACTGGAGATTTAGGAATTTTCTTGTTCACAAATGGATGTATATCATACCTTAAATAACCAGAATTAATGTTTCTGTTAATAACAGCTTTTATTTGGGACATCATCATTCCAATTGTTGTGTTTCCGATGTTTCTTTTAGTCTTCAAATATCGTGAAAACCCTTCAATCATATTAGGGGTTATATCTGACATAGGTATTTCCCCTCTAGTAAACTCCGTAAAGTATCGACAGCTCCTTTCGATTAATACAGCATAGCTTTCTCTCCCTTCTGATTTCAGGTCAGTAATGAAATCGCTACAAGCTTTCTGATAAGTAATATTTTGTTTTCCTTGTGAATCCAATTCAGACACAAGCATGTCTTTGATTTGCTTACAAGAATAAAGTGATTGATGGTTTATTTCATCTAATTTATTTTGTAAATCATTCATCATGCTTCTTAGTTTGGTGTTTATGATTGAAGCGTCAGCTCGTTTGACTACTTGCCCATCTTTGAACTGGGATAGATTGTCTATAATGAAACGTGTTACAATGTAACATGTTTCTTGCTTATGACAGACAGCTATTCTTATTTTATGTCTTCCGTCCTTTAAAACCTTTGCCTTGAAAATAGTTAATTTAAGAGTTGCCATAATAGATTAAAATTTGAAGGATAAGTTTGGGATAAGTTTTTCTGTCCATCGGTGGACAATTCCCTCTTTTTTTTAACCTATAAATTGAAGAACTTGTAAACGAAAGCAGAAACCTAATAGTCTAATTTATATGACTATAAACTGTTTCTGCTTTTGAGCCGCTAGCCAGACTTGAACTGGCGACCTACGCGTTACGAATGCGTTGCTCTACCGACTGAGCTATAGCGGCGTGACACTTTACCGTTTACGGCGTGCAAAATTACAGCTTTATTTTTAAAAACAAAATGAATCTATACTTTTTTCGTGATAATTTCTCTGAAATGTTTATAAAATAAAAAGGTTAGGGATTAAATTAGAAAATAGTTGTAGATTCAAATATTTAAACTCATATTTGCATATTTACTGATAAATCTACTTTTATATTACTATGAATATACGATTTTATTATAAGTATCTTTCATCGCGAGTTGCTTCAAAATGGCTGATACTTGCTGTCGATGTTCTTTTAGTGATCTTTTCAATGTTTCTGGCAAGCCTTTTGCAAATAGGTCTGTCGGCATTAGTCTTTGAGTTTTCGTTGTGGGTGTGGACAACACTGTTTTGTGTAATATTCAATGTGTGCTTCTTTCATCTGAATCGTACTTATGTAGGGGTCATTCGATATTCTTCCTTTATTGATATTTCTCGTATTTTCATTTCCTTAACTTTGGGATATTTGGTTACCTGTGTAGGCAATTTGCTTTGGATGGGGTGGAGTGGACGAGAAGTATTGCCGATTAGTGTTATTCTTACAGCTTATATCGTCAATTTCTCCTTGATGGTCTGTTTGCGTATT